TATATAAAATAGAATCAAGTAACTGGGAAACCTTTTTTGGAACAATGGAAAACCCTATTCAAAGAGATGTTGCAATTATAGCACAGACACCAAGTAATGATGCCTTCTTGTTATTAGCTAAAGATACATTTACTGAATTACAATTATTAAACACAGTACCTTCTGGATTTGATTTTACTTATTGTCAAGAATGGGGTTTAACAATTAATGATGCAGTTGTTGCAAGAGTAGTATTAGATTTAAGAAAAAAATCTTATGGTGCTTGGGAAACACAACTAGAAGAAATTTATGATAATGGAATTGATAGTTGGAAAACAAGAATATCAAAAGTTAAGACAGATATTCCTAAATAAATAATTTATGGCAAATATATATAAAAACGCAGGGTTTGCAATAAGCACAACAGATCTTACAACTATTTACACAGTACCTGCTGGAAGAACAACAATTATTAAAAATATACAAATTACTAATGAACATGCTTCAAACAATCTTGTAGAAGTATCTGTAACTGATAGTTCAGCTTCAGCTACTTTTGAAGTATATCATAAAGATTTATCTTCTGGAGAAACAGTTAATGCTGCATTATCTCCTATTGTTTTAGAGTCAGCAGATATACTTAAAATACAAGTAGGAACAGTAGATACCATTGAAGGTATGGTTAGTTACTTAGAAATATTTGACGAAAAGAGTTCTTAGATATACATTGATTTTAATTAGTTTATATAGTATTTATGGAATTAGTACGAATACCAATTATAGAACTTGATAAAGTTTGGTCATTAGTAGAAAAAGATATTAAATCTGCTTTAGCTTATTCAGGTCAACTTACCGATTCAGATTATGTCTTTGAGACTGCTAAAGAAGATAAATTTCAAGTCTGGGTTATTTGGGATAAAAAAGAAAAACAAACATCTGATAAATATTTTGGTGTAGTAGTTACTGAAATAATAAAAAGAAAACATGGTAAAGTCTGTCATGTCTATATTGTGACTGGAAGGCAAATGTCTAAATGGCAACACTTAATAAGTAGAGTTGAAGAATTTGCTAAAGATGAAGGTTGCAAGATGATGGAATTAATAGCTAGACCAGGTTGGCAAAAAGTCTATAATAATCATGGGTATAAAAAAACCCATATTGTTTTAGAAAAACAAATTAAACAAGAGGATAAAATCAATGACAAGTAAAGTTGTAAATTTTTTTAAAAATAAAGAAAAATTAAGTCCATTTCAAAGAAAAAAATTAAAAAAACAAATGCAGGATCAAAAGATAAAACAAAATTTAACACAAGACTATGCCTACACAGGTATTCCTGGAGCAAAGGCAACAGCAAAAGGTGTTAAATATAAAACAAATTAAACAAGAGGATAAAATATGAGTTTTGGCGGAGGATCATCAGGAGGTGGCAACACAGCAACAACACAAGGGGTAACACCTTATGCACCAGCACAACCAGCATTAAATCAAATACTATCAGAGTCTGGTAATTTATATAATCAAGGAGTAGGTGCTTCAGGTTATGTAGCTCCCTCACAACAAACATTAAGTGGTCTTGCTCAACAAGAACAATTAGGTACAGCTGCAAATCAACAAATGGCTGCAACACTTGGTGGACAATATTTAAATCCTTTTTTATCACCTTTATTACAACAAACTGCTGGAGATATTTATACTAATGTAGCACAACAATTTAGTGGAGCAGGTAGAACACCAGGTTCTCCAATGATGCAAAACCAAGTTGTTTCTCAAGTAGCTAATGCCGCTTTACCTTTAGCTTTCCAAGAGTATGGTCAAGAAAGAGGAAGACAATTAGGTCTTGCAACTCAAATACCAGGTTTAACTCAAACAGGTTCTCAACTAGAAAATATTCAAAGACAAGAACAATTAGCTCCATATAATGCGTTACGGCAATATTCAAATTTAGTTAATCCAATAGCTTCTGGTTTTCCAGTAACTACTGCTCAACAAAACACACAATCAAATCCATTCTCAACTGCTATGGGTGGAGCTATGCTAGGTGGTTCATTCGGTGGTGGAACTGGTGCTTTAATCGGTGGTGGATTAGGTTACTTAGGTGGTCTTTTATAATGGACAAACTAAGAAAAATTATTTACGACTTTGAAGTAAACATTGAACAAAAACCATCTAAATATATTTTAGTTTTATTTGTTTTATTATTTATTTCTATAATAATCTAAAGGATATATATTATGCCAATCGGAGATTATTCAGGAGGATCAAGTAGTAGTTCTAATAGTAGTTCTAATAGTAGTTCTAATAATAATTCTGGTGGTGGTGGAAGACAAGATGCTGAATCTCAATATGGATCTAGTTCTTATGATTCTTCACAAAACCAATCTGGTAGAGAACAAAGTTATGGTGGTGGTAATGATAATACAGTAGATCCTGGTTTTCAAAGAGCATTAGCAGAAATAGCTTATCAACAACAAAATCCTGTTTATGGTGATCCAGATCCTCAAGTAGATGTTTCCCCACAAGATAGAGATAGTATTACAAGTTTTTTTGATAATTATTCAGCTAATGTAAAATCAAATCCATATAATCTTTCAATGCTAGGTGCTTTAAAAACATTATATCAAACTAATCAAGCTAGAAATATGATGTCAGGTGTACCAGGTTATGAATTTTTAGGATATACAGGTGGCAATGGAAATACTACAAATACTGCTGTAGGTGGTGGAGAACAAGATTATATAAATAATGCAATATCTCAATTGCCATTTGCTATGACAGGTCAAGTAGCACCACAATCTATGGTCAATCAATATTTTGCCAATCAACCAACATCTTCTCTTTCATCTAGTCTTGAAACAAGTTATAATAATGCTAAAAGTAACATAAATAATATATTGGGTATAAGTACACCAAGTCAACAATTCGGCTACTCACAAGCACCCTATGGCTCATACAGTAGTACAAATATGGCAGGCAACCCTTACAAAGATTATTTAACAACAAGAGGATTAATATAATGGCATTTTTAGATTTATACAGAAAATATATGACAGGAACAGCAGGTGTTGATGGTGGTCAAGGAACTCAAGGTTTATTTGGTCAAGGTGGTCAATCTGGTGCAGGTGGATTAATAGATTTTCAAAAAATGAATAATCAAGAAGGTGGACTTTTAAATAATATACCTCAATCAGCTTTATTAGGTGCTTCTATTTTTAGTCAAGGTATTCAAGGTAAAGATCCTATTTCATCATTACTTCCTGCTATAACTCAAACTTCTCAAACATCTGCTTTTTTAGATCAAATGAGTCAAAGAAAAAAATCTCAAGAATTTGTAGATAAATATAAAAAAACATTACCTGAAGGAAGTACAATAAGAGCTTTAATGGAAGCAAATCCTGACAAAGCTTTTGACTTTATTGCAAAAAAAGAATTAGCAACTATGAACGCTGAAGGTAAAAGATCAAGTGCATATAAGGTAGCTTTAGAAATTGGTTTAACTCCAGGAACTCCAGAATTTAATAATTTTATTAAAGCACAAACTATAAAAACAGATAGTGCCGCTCAAGCTATGACTCAAATGATGGGTGGTGTTATTTCTCCAGGTAAGAGAGATGCATTAGTAGAGGATGTAAATTTTGTTGGTAATATAGCAGATCAGTTAGGTAGAGTTATTTTACAAATTGATGAAGATCCAACTTTATCAGGTGGTGTTGGTACAATAAGAAAAAAAGGTAATCAAATAGGAACTTTATTAAAAGATCTTAATATAGATGTTGAAAATCTTTTACCAGAAGGAATGGGTAAAGATTTTATTTTTGATCCTAATATACCAACAATTAATGCTTTAGAAAATACAATAGCATCTGGTTTCGCTAAAGTATTATATCCAGGTCAAAAAATAACAAATGTTCAAATACAGGATGCTAAAAAGATAGTGAAATTAACAGGTTTAACAGGATCTGAGGAAGTTAAAAATAGATTAAAAGAAGTACAAGCATTAATGAATACTTATGTAACATCTTATCAAAGTTTATTAGATGTTGGTATAAATAAAGGTGAAAAAAAAAGATTAAAACTTAATCCAAAAACTGGTGAATTTGAGGCATATTAATGGCACAAGTATATATAGATGGATTGGGTGATGTTCAACTTCAAGGAAATACTCCTAATGAAGCAGAAAAAGAAGCAATAATAAACGCATTAAAAAAACAAGAAACTCAAGAACCACAAACTGAAGAACAAAAAACAAAATCATTTACCGAAGGTGTTTTAAATGCTTTTAAATCAAGAGATACATCTTTGGCAGCTGGTGGAATGGCAGGTTTTGCTTCTGGTGCAAGATTAGGTGCTATGGGTGGAGGTGCTGTTGCAGGGATTCCTGGTGCAATAGTTGGTGGAATAGGTGGTGGAATTTTAGGTGCTGCTGGGGTAGGACAAGCTTATGATATTTTAGAATCTTATATTAAAGGTGAAAATTTAAATTTAGACGATACAGCAAAACAAGCATTTAAAGATATAAAAAGAGAAAGTATGTTTTCATTAGGAGCTGCTTCAATTCCTGGTCTTAAACCTATGGTAACAAGGTTATTATCAAAAAGAGGAAAAGGAGAATTGGTTAGTAAAGAAGTAAAAGAATTATATGATGCAGGAAAAAGAATAGGAGTAAATGTTTATCCCTTAGATATTAGTGGAAAAATAGGAAGGGGTTATTCAAAAGTGGTTGGTGTATTTCCTATTGTTGGTAGTCCTATACGGAGAGCAGCAGAAACAAGAGGAAGACAAATATCTAATGTTAAAAATGAAGTTTTAAATGATTTAGCACCAAATGCTACATTATCAGAATTAGGAGTTGATATGTTTAATGCAGCTAAAAATACTAATCAAGAATTTAGAAATGTTGCTTCTAGTTTATATAATGTTTTTTATAAACAAAGTGCCAAAATTAATAAACCTTTTATTCCATCAGAAAAAATAAGAAAAGAATCTCAAAAAGCAATAGATGATTTTTTAAAAAATAGACCAATTTCTGTTACAACAAAAATTGTTCAAGGAAAAAATATACCATTAATTAAATCAGTTGATAAATCAAGTCTTAAAGGTTTAAGAAATAGACAATTTAAATTACAAGTTAAAAAACCTATAGGTGCAAATATTAATAAAGCTTATGAACAATATATCAAAGGTTTATCTAATTTGGAAGATTTTGTAACTCCAGCACAAGTAAAACAAATTAAAAAAGACCTTGCTGAATTTTCTAAAGGAATAACAGGGAAAGATGGGGGTGGCGTATTTAAATTATCACAAATTGCTGAAGCAACAGAATTATCTTTAAGAGATTTTAATAAATATAATTTATCAGCGTTTGGAACTAATCCAAATGTTAGTAAGGAAAGTTTAAAAAATTTAGTAAATGAATTAAAAAATGCAGATAAATTTTATGCTAATGGTATTAAAGTTTTTCAAAGATCAACTGCTCAACAATTTTTAAAAGCTGATAAAAATATTTTTTATAAAGGCTTTGATAAACCAGGTTCAATAGAGTCTGATGAATTATTTAAATATGTTATTAAAACTGGATCTCCATCAGCTATAAAAGATTTAAGAATATTAATAGGTGGTGATAATTTTGCTAAAGTTTCCAGAAAAGTAATTGATAATGCTTTTACATCAGCAGCAGTAAGAGGAGATGATTTAAAAGGATTAGTTTTTAATCCTAATATTCTTGAAGAAGAATTGGGTTTAATAGGAAGAAAACAATCTGATATTTTAGAAAATATAACTAAAGGAACTTCATTAAATAAACAAAAATTAAAAGATTTAATACTTGTTTCTAAATATCATTCACAAATGGAAGTGCCTGATGTTAGTTCATTTATACAAAGGAGAGCTTTGTTAGGCGGAGTAAAATCTGTAGCAGGTGGTGCTTTAATGGGTGCAGGAGTAGTTAGTTCTCCAGTTGCATCAATACCTTTAATTTATATGACAAAAAAAGCATCTAAATTTTTTGCTAGTCCTAGAAATGTAGAACTTGCAATTGAATCTCTTGATATTACCGCACCAAGATCAATTAGATATATTGCTGGAGATAAACTTTTAAGAGGTCTTATTAAAGATAGTGAAGGTGAGGAAAAAGAACTTTACCAACAATTTCAAAGTATTTATAAAAAAGACAAAAATAACATTATAAATAATACGGTTCAGGATTAATCATGTCTAGAAAATCTGCCACAGAAGTAAAGATAGATTTTTTAGTAAAAGAGATAAGAGAACTAAGAAGTGAAACCAAATCACTTAGAGCAGACATTAATAAAGGTAAAGGTGCTATATGGATTTTAGTAGCTTTAGCAGGAATAATAACAAGCGGCTATAATTATTTTAAATAACTATTTTGAAATCAGATAAACAAATAATCTCTGAAAGACAAAAGAAAACCTCCATTAAAGGAACAGTAGGGGAATACCAAACAATCGCAGATTATACTAGACAAGGCTATTGGGTAGCTAAATCAGTTGATCCAAGTTGTCCATTTGATCTTGTAATCGTAGATAAGAATGGTAAAATAAACTTGATAGATGTAAAGTGTGCTACATTTAGAAAAAACAAAAAAGGCAAAAGTTTAAAAAATAAGCCTAAAGGTTCTTACAGAATTTCAAGAAGTCCAACAAAAGAACAAAAAAGGCTTAACATTAAATTAAAGATGTTTCATTATGATTGATAAATTTTTATTAAAGTTTTTTAGCAAAATAGATAATGCTTTTGCATATATTGGTAATCTATTTGCACCTAGATGTAGATGTAAAAAGAAAAAATAAATTATGGAGTTAAATATGAACTATTATTTTACTGGTTGTTTAATTATTGCATTAATTTTATTTACATTACTTGTAAGTCATTACCCATGAAATTTATATTAGTAATATTTTTATGTTCCTTTATAAACGATCAATGCTTAGAGCCAGTAGAAATAAAGCAAGAATATAATTCATGGAAAGAATGTACTATTGCTGCATTTGAAATATCTAGGGAATTAATAATTGCACAAGAAGATAGCTTTATTAATAATAATAAAGTAGCAACAAAATTTATATGTAAAGAAGTAGAACAAGTCTAATGAGAGATAATAAGACATTACTTTACTTTCAAAAGAAACTTGAAAAGCAATATAAAGAAATGAATCTTTTTAGAAACTTAAAAAAAGAAGTTGTGACAGGTGCTAATGGTACTCAAGATTATATAATCAAAAAGGGTATCAATAAAGATAAGAAAGCTTATAAAATATGAAACATATAGTGTTGTTTATTTATCATTATTCTAGTAAATTAAGTTCTTGGTCTTGGCAAAAATTATATAATAATAGAGATACAGGATTAGGTTATAAAAAGTAAAAAATATTATGTGGTTAAACTTATTGGGAATGGCATTTAAAACAGGTGCAGATGTCTATAAAAGAAAACAAGAAACAAAAAGTTTAGTTGCTTTAGCAGAAAGAAATCATGCAGAAAAAATGGCAAAAGGTGAAATTACTTATCAAGGTAAAGTCATGGATAATCAAAATCAAGGAATTAAAGATGAAATTGTTTTATTCATTGTTATACTACCTATTATTGTTATTTCTTATTCTGTATTCTCTGGTACTCCAAATGCTAAAGAAAAATTAGATTTATTCTTTGAATATTTTAATAACCTACCTGATTGGTATGTTTGGCTAACTGTCGGAATATTCTCCAGCATATACGGATTAAAACCAAGTTTAGATTTATTTAAAAAGAAATAATGCAATATTATTTATTAATTAAAACTCATAACATAACCAATTTAAATTATCTTTGTAAATTTACAGAAAGATCAGATAATATAAGATATACGCCTTTTAAGTATAAAGGTTCTGGTAAATATTGGAAAAGACATTTAAAAGTACATGGTAATAATATTAAAACAAAAATACTTTATAAAGGAACAAGTAAAAAAAACTTTTCCAAAAAAGCACTTTATTGGTCACATTTTTATGATGTTGTTAATAGTAATAAGTTTGCAAATCTTATTCATGAAAATGGTTTAGATGGAGGTGGAGTAAAAGGTAGAAAACTTACAGAAGAACATAAGAAAAAAATATCATTATATTTTAAAGGTAGAAAACATACTGATGAAACCAAAGAAAAAATTAGAATTTTAAACTTAGGTAGGAAAAGACCAGACTTATCTTTAAGTAATAAAACAAGAGTTTGGACTAAACAAATGAGAGATAAATTGTCGTTCTTCGCAAAAAATAGAGATCCAATAAAAAGAAAACCACTTTCTTTAAGTACTAAAAATAAAATATCCATATCTTTAAAAAAATACTATTTAAACATTAAAAAAAAAATAGATGTCAGATAATACAGAGATACTTAATGAATATAAGGAACAGGTAAGAATCTTAAAGCAAGATATTGCCGAACTCCAAGACGCAGGTAAGTCTAAAGACTCTGCAAATAAAAGGTGTCTGCAAAAATTAGAAAATGCCACTACTGATTTAGAGGAAGCTAATAAAAAAATAAAAGAATTAAAGAAAGAAGCAAAAGAAATACTATCTTATCCTTAATGTGGTGTGTACTCCATAAAGTTTCAGACGATTTCTACAGAGCATACACTAATATAATCTTTGACACTAAAGATAATGCTGATTTCTTTGCTAAGAAAAGTAAATTTAAGAAAAAAGATGATTGCAGAGTAGTCAAATATGATTATAAATATTTTGCAGGAGTAACAGAAAATGAAATTAAGCACTAACTTTACATTAGAGGAATTAACTATATCCCAAACAGCTTTAAGAAATAATATAGATAATACTCCTAATGAAGAAGAAATAGAAAACCTTAAAAGGTTATGTATTAATATATTACAACCTTTAAGAGACGACTTTGAATTACCTTTAGTAGTAAGTTCTGGATTTAGGTCTAAAGAACTATCATCTTTAGTGGGATCTAAAATTACATCACAACATTGTTCTGGTTGTGCAGCAGATTTTATTATTCCTGGTGTAGATAATAAGAAAGTATTTAAACATATAGTAGAGAACCTACCAATGGATCAAGCAATATTAGAATATTATACTGAAGAAAATGGTGGATGGATTCATGTTTCTTATGTTCCTAATGGTAGAGGACAAGCATTAGTTAAAGATAAAGAAGGTTATAAGACATGGCAATAGATTATAGAGGTGAGAAATTTTCTGGATATAACAAGCCTAAGAATGCTAGAACTAAAACTAAAAAATTTGCAGTATTAGCTAAGTCTGGAAATAAAGTAAAACTTATTAGATTTGGTGATGCTAATATGACTATTGGAAAATCTGATCCTAAGAGAAGAAAATCATTTAGAGCTAGACATAAATGTGCTACCGCTACTAGTAAATTAACCGCTAGATTTTGGAGTTGTAAAAAGTGGTAAGAAGTATATTAAAATTCATAGTGAAAGCTAGAATGCTATATGCCGATCTAAGAGGTCATCATGGTAAAAGATGGAACTATGAACCTGGTAATTGGTATATGGGAAAAAATAAAAACAAACATAACAGGAGAAAATAATATGCCAATGGTAAACGGAAAAAAATACCCTTACACTAAAAAAGGTAAGGAAGCTGCTAAGAAAGCTAAGAAGAAAAAAAATAAAAAATAATAAATTGTTATATGGTGTGGTTGCTTGTCAACTGGGATGATGGTGGGGAATAAGAATTTCTATGGCTAAAAAAACTTGGGTAAGATCAGAAAAAATAGCTGATGTGGGTAAGTGTAGATACTGTTATAAAGATATGATTTCTACTGATTCTTTTGTAGCTTTTGCTAATCACACTAAAGCTCACTATCTATGTATGAAGAAAGATGATGAAACACCTAAATCAAAATTTGATTGGTAACTAATATCCCCAAAACCTCTTAGCATTTTTAAGATAATTTTCATCAGCATCATTATTCCAAAACATATGTGTAAAGTCTGGTTGAATATAATCTTTAAGAACATTAGGATCATTACTAATCTTCATTATGTTTTGTCTAACTTTAGCTCTTTGAATAATTGTAGGTATTCTTTTTTTAATATTCTCAGGCTTTAGTTCATCACAATTTCCAGCATGAAAGACTTTAAATTCTACCTCATTAACATAACAAAGATAAACTGGTACTTGAAATACAGACCAATAGAAATCAACTTGTAATAAGTTATATGGAGAAGGTTTATCAACTGGTAGCTTTCCAGGAAACCAAGATCTAGTACCATCTTTTTTGACAATTCCCCTTCTAGGCATCTTACATTTATCTTCAATGATAAGATTATCTCCTTTTAAATCTATGTAACCATGAATAGGAATATTAATACCATCAAACCATTTAAAAGCTTCTACCTCTGGTTTACACTTATCATAACCAGGAATAGTTTGGTGAGCCTTATGACAATTAGAAATCATTAAAGGAACTATACTTTTATAATAACTTAATTTTTCTTGGTCAGCAGGTGTTAAGGCAACTAATTTATCTAGCTTATCTTTTACCGGTACAAACATTATTCTTTATCCTCTCTGTAAGACTCTACCCCAAAATAACTTAAAGGTTTCTTTAGGTAATTTCCTATCTTAATTAATGAAATTAAAGGAATACGATTATGTGCTTTTTCATATTTTTGAATTTGTTGAAAGGTAGTTCCTAATGCCTTTGCAACTTTTGTTTGAGTTATCAAAAAACACTTTCCAGTAAATTGATTAATATTGGTATGTCTAGCTTCTTTGATTTTGATTCCTATTCCTCTATAGAACTCCATATCTTTCTTAAACGGATTTTCTTTTTCTTGTATCATTTGTTTTCCTTCCTTTTATTTTGAGTATAAAATACCCAATAAGCTTATACAACTTTCAGTTTAAAACAAAAAAACCCTTAAGAACTTATTCTAAATGGTCTTTTCATTTCTTCTTCAAAAATTTTAGAACTTATGTCAGCAATTAAGTTTTTCTTCTTTTGGACTAGAGCTTGAAATTTAAACATTTTTCTGCTCTCCTCCTGTTGCCGAACTTTCAGTTCCAATACTTTTTTTGGATCCATGTTGCTCCTTACCAACTATTTTTATAGCTTCCTTGATAACCTTGCAGTCGGTAATATTAATTTTAGCAAGTTCACCAGGCATTGATTGATAGTGTGCTTTTTTGGTCGCTTCTTCAATTGTTTCACCATCAAAAAATTCTTCTACATCAGCTGAAAACTCTACAATAGATGTCTTTAAAACTTTAAACATTTAAGACAACATTTCTGCTATAACCAGCATAATCTCTTTTTAATTCGTTGCGTTCTTCAAGCTTATCAATCAGAACACTAACCGAATTTTTACTTTTATATTCCATCTCTGCAGCCATTTCTAAAAAAGTTGGCATATATCCATATTTTGTACTATAGTTTCTAATAAATTGCAATAGCTTCAACATTTTTGGAGTCATTGGTCTAAGTCCTCTTTGTTTTATTTTCATTTACTACTAACCTCCTTAAAAGTTCTGTATATCCGTTGATGTCATCAAAGCTATCCTTTTTATAATTACTTGATTGCATTACTCTCCAACATTTAAGAAAGATCATAAATAAACCAAAGAATTTTAATGGAACTTTAATTGTTTTGTTATTATGAATTGATAAATACTTCTCCATCATTCCAGCCATTACATAAGACGTATGGTCAAACTGTCCGTAATCCCCTTCTTTTTCATGTAGTAACTTTTCCATATCATTTATAAACTTTACATTATCTGGCATAATTTCCTTCCTTGTCTTTGCACCAATACGCTGCTACTTGTTTATCTTTATATCTAACACCTATTGGTAGATAATCTATTTTTACAACTTTTTCTAATCTATTAAAGCAATTTATAGATGAACTACCAAAAGGTACTGATACTTTTTCAATAGTTCCATCTACAAAAAACATAAATAAAAAAATAAACTCCATTAATTAAAATGGAATTTCTTTACTTTCTACCTTAACCTCTGCTTGAGGTCTTGCAATAGGTGTTGTTGTTTGTTGAGTTTGTTTAGGTCTAGGATCATTCTTATAACCAGATAAAATATTACCCTCATCATTAGTCCAACCAATCAAACCTTTCTCTCCACCAGCATCTGGATAATTCATTTCTCCAGTAAACTTGTCATCCCCTTTAAAGAGAACTCCTATTTGTGCAAACACTTTAACAAACTTAGTGTTACCATTTTTTGATTGAGCTTTAACACCCAAGATTGTTCCTTTATGACCATTATCTAAAATAATGTTTCCTGAGAAGTCAAGTTTAATTGCTCTTTCATCAGCTCCATTATATGGAAATAATACCCAATCTTTTTGCTTACTGTTACCATTGTTGCTTATTGGCATTGTTTTGTCCTCCATTAGTTTTTATTGTTTGTTGTTGAGAATCAAATTCTTTTTGAACTGATTCAGTTTCGTTCTTCCAATCAGAATATAACTTAGTCAACTTAGTTTCAGTTGTCTGTTGTTTTATCTTATCCTTAATTGAATTTTTTGTAGTTGCTCCTTGATTAATTACAGCATTAACTAATTCATCTGCACTAGCAAATTCTGTACCATGTAATCCAAATGAAGCTAAACACCTTCCTAAACTTGAAGTAGCAGCATTCTCTAAAGCACTTGTTTTATTAATAAAGTTAGCATCTCTTATTTCTTCTGCATGACCAACACTATAAGGAGTATCTCCAATATATAATGTAGTCTTAGCTATAACTTTTTTATCATCTTGAAAAATAATCTGCTCATCTATCTTAGATTCTGGAAAAAATTTTAATAAGTGATTATGTCTTTTAGCTACTGTTAAATAACTCTTTCCTTTAAAGTCTAATTTTTCAACATTAGAATCTAGTGAAGCTATACATTGTAACCTTTTTTCCCTGAAAGAACCTTTGAATTTTTCTTCAGTATTTTTACTTGTCGGACTTTCTTCCTGAACTACTTTTTGTTTTATTGTCATTTTTATTTCCTTCCTTTAGTTTTTGATTTTCTATTATTTGTTCTTTATCCTTATTTGCTTTTAACTCTAAATAACTTTTATTTTGAGCTATCTTCTTATCCGTTAACTCTAATGAATTAATTTTAGTTCTTAGTTCAATTATTTCATCATCTCTATTTCTTAACTGTTCTGCATATTTTTTATTATCTTGTTCATAGGCTCTTATCTTGGTTTGCATTTTTGCAAGTTCCATCATTATCTGATCTGACATTATTTTTTTCCTTTCATAACTTCTTCAAGTGTTAAATTATAAACAATCATATCCTGAACAGATTGACCAACTATGCCACCAATATCCATATTTAGATTACCTGGTAATGATTTTCTTTGTTGAGCTGTTAAGACAACATAATCATTGAACCACAAGTCTAAGCTTTTATTAAGCTGACTTGGACTCATATGATCGGCAGTAAAACAACCCCCATCTTCCTTTTTTGTCCACTCTTTCCCTATTGTTTTAAGCATTATTTATTTCCTTTCATTGTCTATTTACCTTTTAGTTGTTGAAACAAACGTTGTCAATAAATAATACATATTGATACACCTCTAAGCTTTAAATATTATTATCGCATTAAAGCTAAATGATATTCTTTCATCATCTTTATTATCCGAATCAAATTTATAAACGGTATGTCTTAAATTTGAAGGAAACAAATACCAATCTCTAACCTCTGGCAAGGCTTTATAATTTGCATCAAAAAACATATTCTCCGAACCTTCTAAAAATTCTACATTCCCTGAAGTGTCGTCATGTTCTTTAGAGTTTTTATTTGGTTTCATGGCATCAGGTATTTTTAAGTAACCAACACAACTTAGATCAGCACCTTTACCTTGATTGGTATAAGTTACATGAGTATGACAAGGGTTATAATCTCCTGGTTTTTGAACTACATACCAAGCTGAAGTAATTTTTATGCTTTCTATTTTATTATCTTTATAATGGCTACTAGTATAACCAGAAATAATAGGATCAAAAAATAATCCTTTCCATTTAAGCATTAACTCAGGTGTTATTAAATATTCGCCATGTACTTGACCAATTAATTGATTCCCCCAATCATGGGTTATAATCTTGTCTTTATCTTCTCTTATCTGTTTTAAATCCTCTTGAAATTCTTTGATTAAATCTAAAGGTAATACAGATTTAGCAAGGGTTGAACCAAAAGGTTTAAATAATTTAAAATTTATTTTATCATTCATTATAAATCTTCCATTTTATTTAGTTCATTAATATTAACTCTATATGCTGGAGGTCTATTTGAGTAACCAAAGTCAGTTAATCTTTTAGACATCTCCTCCCCATCATCTTTATAAGAGAACCACCCCATAATACTAAATTCAAAATCGCCATCATGGACAACTAAAACATATCTTGCTTTTTTCTCATTAGGTCTAATCAATAAAAAATTAGGATCTTTCTTTTTTTGTGATCTAATCTCTATATGATTCTGAAAATCGGTATCTGTATATCTTGAAAAAGAATCAGAATAAGAGCTATTGAAATAAGTATTAGTTGCCTTTGCAAAAGCTACTTCTCCTAAGCTTCCAATAACCCCATCTGTTATTTGTCTTTCAAAGCCACCTGTGTAGCCATAAGAAAACCCTTTACCTTGCTTCAAGTTCTCTATGTACCTTTTTGTTGAGTTCTCAAAGGCTAATTGCACTTCAAACGGATCTAATTTAACTTTTATCATTTTTATATCCAATCTATTTGAGGTTTACCGTTATAATTAACATCATAAATAAACCAACCAAATGCCATTAAACCACCTGCTAATTTTTGAGTTGATTCTTTTTTAAATGGAACTCTCCTAGTAAATATTAAAACTCTTTCTAGTTTATTTTTATTAAATATTAGTTCCCTTCTTTTAACACCTTCTAAATAAGAAATTTTAGAAAGCATGACAACTTTTTTTCTAGCCAACTCAAATCCTTTTAATGTAAATTCTGTTGCTAATTTAAAAGGTGGATTGGTTACAATATTATCAACTTCTCTATCAGATTCTAAAAAATTAATTCCTATTTCTCCATAATCTCTATTAATTAAATCTGAACTATAAACATCATAACCATTTTTAATCATAACCTTAGACATAGCACCATTACCACAAGCACACTCCCAAATATTACCTTCAAATTTTTGTTTCTCTAATAATGATTGAGTTGCATTTTCTGGTGTTGGGTAAAAGTCATCTTTTTCTCTATCTCCATTTGCATTATGTCCTACATAAGCTAAAGCACTACTTGTTTTCATTACTCTTTCCTTTCTTTTTTGTTTAATTTACTTTGTTCATAAGACTCGGCTAACTCATCGTTTTCCTTTTTACCAAAGATACTGTTCCAGTTATCTCTATAGGCATCATTGGATACTCTAGATTTACCGTCCCAG